ATTAACTGCCACATTGTTGTGATCCTGGAATGTTTGATCTTTATATTTTTCATACCAATCTTTACCGATACCAGGTCTTCTTGACATTCTTGCGAACTCTTGTTTTCTGAAGTGATAACGGTCGTGATAATCGGGACCGGTAATCTTTTTCATAATATACCCAGCCGTATATGCTGCTGTTTCGAATGTTACCGCTCCAACCGTACAAAATCCTTTTTTCCATATTTTGCTTAATTTTTCTGATTTATAAATTGTATAGTTATTATTTTTTTTAAAGACCTTACAATCCTCCGGCCAATAATTAAAAATAATTGCGTGGTAGTGAGGTCTATCGAAATCTTCGCCGTACTCGCCTGCGGCATAATATCGAATTCTATCCGGGTACAGAGATTTCCTAAGTTGTTTAAAAAAGTTTGTGGTGGCCTTTGACTCGAGGGAACCCCTCTCGGGGAAGTGTTCCTGGTCATAAGTAAGTGTCACGAAAGCGTTCTTTTCGTGCAGCTGGGCTTCGTGAACCATACGTGTAGCCCACTCGGCGGCCTTCGCAAGCCTGCAGCCCATACATTGACCACACGGTACTTGCATTAACATACCACGATAGGACTGGCTGAGGTCTAGCGTGAAACCTCCTTCTTTTGAATACCATCCTTTTAACGGTCTGTTGCATGCCATTCATTTACATTCTGATCCCACCGCGCATTGGCATGGCGGTCATACTGTTCTTTTTATTTGGGGCTGCTGCTCTAGAGAAAAGCTTCTTGCTTTTCTTGTATTTCATCTTTTTTCTTTTCATATTACCTCCAGTAATATTGTTTTTTTGCCTGACTTGGTGTCAGTCGTTACAGTTACATCAAGTGAGTAACTGTAACGACTTCTGGGACAACAAACCCTACGGGTATTGTAATCCCTTTTAACGGCTCTGTCAAGCCGTTTTCCCGGGTTCTCCCGGGTCTTTTGCCGCTTTCGCGGCATCTGATGCCTTTTTTTCTTTTGCTTCACGTCTGGAGTATGTTTCCAGCCTATCTTTGCTTATTAATCCCAGCTTTACAGCTTTTGGGAAGTTTTTATTATCCTCCAGGAATTCTATTAATTCCTGGGGATTGTTATTAAACTCATTCCTTACGTTTGAGTTTAGTTTTGTAAAGTCTTCCTGAGCCTTCATTACGAATTCCAGGCTTTCCTTATAATCACCTAATTCCGACACGTCGTTAAACACTCCGGTCGTTTGTGGTGGATTTTGACCTGTTACCAGGTATTTATTGACTAACCGATTTATATCGCAGTCTGCTGCGAATTCTTTTTTTGTCATCGACTTACCAGTCGTGTTTGAGTTGCTAACAACTCTATTTGTATTAAATTTTGACTGATCTATTATAATTTTTTCTTTACCGTCTTTTAATACCTTTTTTGCTCTCGCATATTTTACTGACATGATCTAACTCCTAATTATCGCTTGCCTTTGTGTGAGCGGCGCGAATGTTTATTTTACTAAGATTACTTTACTATCGGTTGTCCATATTTATGTATAGGTTGCTTCCAAAAATATTTGGCGCCTTTACCTATTTGTCTACCTATTCCACGAAAGGGTATAGACTTTACTACTCTTCTGACTTTAGCGGCTGCAGAGGATCCATCGAAACCGAATAGATCCTCCATAACCGCATTTATATTATCAATATTCTTTTTAATATTGGTGAATTGCTGACCTACCGGGAGACCCGCTTCTTTGTGCATTCTACGATTTTGCTCTTTCATCTTGACATCTTCGTCAAGACTTTCTACCTGCTTATCAATTAATTTTAATTGATTACCTACACGCTTTTTTTCTAGAGCCGTACTAACGGCCGCGCTTACTGCTCTTCCGAATTGAGAAGAAGCAGCGCCGCCGGTTCCTGATGCTGCTGTTCCTGATGCGGCACTACCCGACGCGGTCGCTCCGGATCCTTGCCGGGCGACCCCCATCGCGCCGGATGGGGTGCCGGCGCCTTGTCCTCCATACATCATAATTTTACTAAGCCCGGCGGCTTCTATATCCGCCATTGCTCTTTGAAATGATGTATTAGACATTCTCTCCTGGAAGGCTCTATTTGTGATTGCTTCTTGCCTGCTGAAATCCCTGGCAGAAGCTGCTTCTCCTGATTGCCAATCTCTTGATATTCCTGCTTGCTCTCCAGCCCAGTCACGCTGGGTTGCTGCTTCACCCGAGGTGAACCTACGATTTATGGCTGCTTGTTCTGCAGAGAAATCAAATTGCCGTTGTTGTTGTGCCTTGGCATGACCCATGCCAAAGACATCACCTAAAAACCCGCCGCCTACATTCGCGGCTGCTTCTCCAAACGACATTAGAAGTGATCCACCAGACCTGGTACACCGAATACAGGCATCGGACGTACTGACTTGAGCCTAATATACGAATCGTATATAAAGTGTGGTTCAGTGGGTGTGACAATCGCCCTATCTATCGGCGGATTATCTTCTATGAAGGACGCATTTAATACTGGCATACTTGTAAAGTTTTGACTTAAATGCCAGGCATCTAATGTTCCAGCTGCGTCTGATCTAAACAGTCCGCAAATTTCTGAAGGCTTGTACCTATACTCGGCATAGCGTTCCTGGTAGCCGAAGGGTAGATAATTGTCTCCTGGTGAACTATCATCCTGAAATATCTCCTGGTTTAACACAACCTGTTCTCCCAGGTTACTTAACACAGGCCAGAAGAAGTCGTATTGTGTACGACGTAGCCACATTTTATTAATTCCATTTTGATATGTGAGATCGGCGCGAACCGAAACCAACCCAAGTATCACGCAGTGCTCTGTAAAGGACGCTGTAAAGCCAACGCTTCCTCCGGAGGTACCATAACCTTTAACTATACCTTGAGGGGTTGAGCCTGTTTCTGAACTTTGCGCTATCGGATTAATATTAACCGGAACAGATCCTCCGCCCAGGTACTCCGGGCGCTGCTGTCTATAATCCGGTGAAGTAACACCGAAATGAGCTTTTATTTTTTCGATATACCTTGTCCCTGACCTAGCGTCACGTTCTAACAATTTTTGTATTTGAAATGCCTGGCGAACTTCATGAACAGTCGCCGCTACCGCATTTGTCAGGTCTGCTCTTATATTTGGATAACCCGAATTATTTGGATCTTCTTCGAAATATATTGTTGTTTCGTCTGATGTACCAGTTTTATTTGAGCGAGCATCTGCATACGCTATTGCTGCTGAACCATCGGTTTCTATAACTGCCGTAGGTGTAGGACTTAACGGCCAGGTACTTCCAAACTTTAAACCCAAACCTGTTATTGGAGCACTTGTTCCGATCGGCAACGATACAGGATCACCTTTCTGTAAGAAAGGAAGGCAGCTGGTGAAATAATCATGGCGTTTTCCACGTCTTAATATATCCGGTATTCCATGAGGGGTATCTGGACCATCATCCATTCTTACCTCTTCGCTATCTTGAAGATTTTGATCGCGAAACCATTCGTTCCATATTAGCCTGTACGCGCGATAAGGTAAAGCGCTAACTGTTACATTATTAGTGTGGTTTATAGGAAGGCCGAAATAGTCTGTTAGTGAATGCTCCGGCTCTCCTGCTACATTTATTACTGGCACAGTATAATCTATACTGTCTGCAGGATTATCTTTCTCTCCCATCATCCGTTTAAAGTTTTCCCAAACTAATCTATACGGAACGGAGAAGAAGAAGAAATCCATTTTCATATTATCCATGAGTGCAAACTTCGGTGTACTTAACCTGGCGAAACTTGTCAGGTTACATATATGGGTATCCCCTGGTAAAGCCTCGTCTATAAAACAAGGGACAAGATACCCGGCATCGAAGGTCATTTTCCGACCATGTGTCCGATCGAACGTTGAACGAGGTATTTCTGCCTGGGGAACTTTTGAGAAACTATGTTGAGGTTTCATTATTGACTTCATATTATTTCCTTATTGTTTTAGAATTATTCTAATTGCCCTATCAATCGCCCAGTGGAGCGATTTCAGGTTTTATTGTCTCAGCCTTTTTAAACTGAATTGCTATACCCAGCGAAACCTGGGTTTTAAGATTATTTACCACTCCGGTATTATCATCATAATCTCCGGTACTAAATAAAGTATAATCTTCCGGGTGCTGTCCTATTGGGTGTTGTGCATCATTTGCCAAATCTGTAAACGAACGGATCATTTCTCCGTTACTCCTGGCAAATATTGGTCTTGAAAACTTTTCCGCTTTGCTATCGTATATTGCATACATGGGTAAAAGTATTGTTAATTTTTCTGTTGTTTTCATTGTTGTTGTCCTATTTTGTCTTTAGAGAAATATTTCTCTGTTTCAATGAGAAAATTTTCATTACGTATTCTCTCTCCAAACGTTGTATACTTTCGTACTTGTTTAATCTTATTCTCGAAAGCTTTCTGAGGATCTTCCTCCGCAAAGAGCTTCTTA